TGAAAATACTGGATATTAGAATTAAGGAACAAATAAGCCCTGAGTGTTGGGTTAGGTTTGCATTGCTTACATTGTCTCGGAAAGTCCCCGATATCGTAACCGCTGGAATCCGCTGCTTTGCCTCGGCCTGCTCATCCTTGCTGAGCGCCTTTGTATTCCTGTACGCTTCAATAAGTGCCAAATGCTGACCAGATCGCACGAGGGCGAAATAATCAGCGATTTGGATAGTGTGGTGCTTTGCCGACTGTCTTATATTCGGCAGATAGGTTATTTGCATATTGTAATCTTCAGTAAATGCTCAGTAAGCGTGCAAAGTATTTGCCCGTTAAGTTTAGCGTCGCGAATATACTCGCCCTGATCATCGTGTAGGTGAATTGCCTTAATTAAAATTCCGTTCTCTGTTACTTCAACATGGGCGATCCGTGCGTGTGTTGGTTTAGTTTTCATTTGTAGTTTATATAACAATTTGGGCAATGATATTCTTTCAGTTGCGGCCTCCAGTAAACTCTGTGGTTTTGGTTACATTTTGGGCAGGCGGGCATTTCTACGCTTTCTATCGAATCAAAAACCCCCTGCCAATAATCGTGCCCCTCTCGCGTCTGATCCCATTTGAAAGTATCTAAAAGCATATCCTTTAAAGTTTCGCAATTTCTATACTTTTCGTGGTGCTCTACATATCGCATAAATGAATCGTACATCGGCAACTTTTTGGCCTTTGTTCTGATTTGTTCCTTAATTCTAATATCCAGTATTTTCATCTGTTAATTGTATTGCTTTAAATATCTGATAAGCAACCTGTGGCACTATTGCGTTGCCGTAGGCTTTAATTGATTCTGCTCTCCACTTTGAAAAGGCAACTCCGTCCAATCGGTCGGGAAACCCATCATTTCCGCCACAAACTGGGGATTGAGTTGGGAAGTTTTGCCAGTCGTTAATTTTCCTGCTACATCCCGTAATTTTGCCCCAAAAACTGTCCCCGTTTTTTTTCGTGTTGCAATCCATCTGCCGTTTATTTGGCTTATCTGACTCGGGTCGCTCACACCTCCCTCTATATCGCAAGCTGTTGGCGTCGGTAGTAACCCTCTCTGATAAATAAACCCCGTCTGCACTTCCTGTGCAAGTGTCCCGCTGTTGCCAAACTTCTGCTCCTTTTTCGATAGATTCTCGCTGTACGCATCCGCTGCGCACGGTGTTTTTAGCAACAAACCAGATCCGCTCTCTTCTGTGTGGCGCTCCGACACCGCACGCAGGTATAATAACGGGCGCGAGTTGATACCCATAACTTTCCAACTCAGCGCACACCTCCTCGAATACCAGCCCTCCATTCCAATTAGTGAGCCCGCGAACATTTTCGCCCACGACGTAACTCGGGGAAATTTCTCGTATTGCTCTAAGCATCTCTGGCCAAAGGTGGCGCTCGTCTTCTTTTCCAAGGCGTTTGCCCGCGCTGCTGTATGGCTGGCAGGGGAATCCTCCTGTGAGAATGTCAATTTTGTTTGCATATTTTGTAAAATCTGTTTTTGTTATGTCGTTAAATGATTCTGCGTTGGGCCAGTAATGCTTTAGCACTCGCTGCCCGAAAGGATTCCATTCGCAATGGAATTTATTCTCCCATCCCATCCATTCGGCTGCAATGTCAAAGCCTCCAATTCCCGAAAATAAACTGCCGTGCCTCATTCCTTTATTGCATAAGTTACCTCAATCCCAAAAGCGTTGTGCCCGAGTGTTGTTTCTTTAAAAGCCTTTTTCATAACCTTCACCCATTGCGCCTCTGGCAAACTGATCCCTTGGATAAACTCCTGTATTTCGGTGCTGTTGTAGCTCTTATCTGTGTGCTCGATTTCTACTGTTATTACAAATGTTTTCATAATTTTACTATAAAGTTTTTAACTGCGCCACCTTCGGCAAATTCTCGCTCTCTGCGGTTGGTATAGCCCTGCGTGTAGCCTTTTGCATCCCAAAACCGCCTCAACTCGCTGTAATTGGCATAATACAATACCCGCTCAATAAATGCCTGCTTGTAGTTTTTGCGGCTTTTAAGTTCCCATAGATCGGCTGGCGTTTTTGCAATCTCAAACAGATATCGGCCGTTGAGTTTTTCGTAGGCCATCAATTCCAAACTGCCGCGCTCGGCTTTCTTTTCGGTTGCAAATACCTCACCGCAGAACTCACAAAAGCGAGCGGAGGCGTAGAGCACAGCACCGCAGCAGGGGCAATCTTTAACGGGTGCCACGCCTTGTCCTTTCTTTTGCTCCATCCCAGCGAATGCCTTGCCCCAATCGCGTGCCTCCTGCCAGAATCCAAGCCTGTGCACATTCTCGCCAAAGTCGAGGATAGTGAAGGCCGATTTATTTCCCGTCGGCCGAGATCCACGCCCCACCATTTGAAGCCATAGTGCTACGGATTTTGTGGCCCTGTTAACAACAACAACCTCAATATCTGGGCAATCAAAGCCAGTGGTGGCAATTCCGCAGTTAACGAGGATTCCATATTTGCTAACCATAAATTCCTCTATTAAATCGGCTCGTTCGTATGCGCTTTGTTTTGAGTGAACGCAATAGACGCGCCCCTCTCCCAACTCCTTGGCGAAAGCCTCGGCCGTGTTAATTGACGCCTCAATGTTCACGCAGAAAACAATCGCTTTCTTTTCCCTCCAACGCTTGCAAAATTCCTGCACAACCCCCTCATAAACTTTCGGGCGGTTGAAAGCGTCATCTAATCCCTGCGCTGTAAATTCGCCCATTCTGCTGGCAATCTTTGACGTGTCCACTGGATGCATTGCGTAGGTTATAGGATTGCAGAGATAGCCCTGCGCTATCAGTTCCCCAATCCCTACCGAGTTAATCAGTTTGCCGTAGCTTTGCGCCATCGGCGGCTTGCTTACAGGCGTTGCAGTTGCGCCGATCACAAAGCCGTCGAATCCCTCCAGAATTTTGCGAAAATTGCCAATGTGGGCCTCATCGATTACCAGCAAATCGTAACTGCTCAAGTTCACCACCCCGCGCTTTATTTGGTTGTTTAGCGTCTCAACCATCAAAATATCGCAGCGGTTTAGTTTGCCTGCTTGGCTCAGCAATTCGCGCCTGTGGGTTACGATTGCCACCCTACGCCCCTTTTCCAACACTCTGCTCACAATCTCAGAAAATACAACCGTCTTGCCCGCTCCAGTGGGAAGGCATAGCACAACGCGCTTACTTTCTTTAAAAGCCCCGCGGATCTCATCCACAGCGGTCAATTGGTACGGCCTTAGTTGCATATGCCCAACAGCTCCTTTACTGTGTTGTAAATCTTCTGCACTGATTTATCGTATTCCAAAAAATCCCGCATCCTGCTATAACTGTTAATCGCTGTCGAGTGATCACGCCCCAACCTGCGGCCAATCTCCGAATATCTCAGGGCGTAGTGCTGGCGCAAAATATATACCAACATATGGCGCGCGTCTTTGATATCTCCCTCTCTGGATGTTGAAAGCAACTGCGCAGGGGTTACATCGCAGGCAATGCAAACGGATTGCATAACCTTGGCAAAGTCATCCATTTTGCTAGTGAATTTAACCTGTGGGCGAAGTAGCTCGTTTTTTAATCGAACCACCTCGGCCTCATATTTGGATGTCATTTGCAGGATGCGCATTTGTAGCTCCTTATTCTCCCTGCGTGCTCTGCTGTATAGTTGTAAATAATCTGTAATCATTTGGCTTTATTATTGAATGTCTGGATAGTTCGTACTGCTCGGCAACTTTTATATATTCCCTCATTTTGTCGCGCTCTTCGATGTTTGTAATCATAAAGCAGGCGTTGTAAATGTGAAGAGAAATCGTTTGTTCTGGTAGGTCAATCATTGCCCCATCCCTTTCTTTTTCGCCCTATGCCTTGCTTTTCTAACTCTCGCCAATTCCCTAGCGTGCGACTGCTTTGCTTCCAGTGCAAACAATTTCTGCAACGCTGCTGCCAAATCATTCTCGGCAATGAGCAAGCGCTTGGCGCAATCCTGCCCGCGATCTTCCCACGTTTTGGCTTTGTCTTTTTCGGCTTTGGCTTCGGCTTGCAGGTCGAGCATTGTCGTCTCCTGCTTCCAAAATTGCGATGTCTTTCGGTTCAATTCCCTGCCCAATCCGCGCACCTGAGCACGTGAGGCATTAATGGCAAGCCCGAGCACGATCGTGCTGCCGGCTGTTGCTGCGGTTAAGATTTCAATTATCATTATCGTTTTTGATTACAAGGTTTAAAGCATAAAGGGCGGCCACTGTTATCACAAAAGTAAAACGGGCATCCTGTGGCCACGTAGCAGGGTTTAATTGCCACGATACAAATACAAATCCTGCATAGGTAATAAGCAGGGATTCGAGCAAACAGAGCAAAGCGGTTTTGGTGGTCATTTGTCGCCCCTCCCTCTGTACATTCTGCGCTGGTAAAGCATTTGCGTGAACTCATCAAACTCTGGGCGAAATTCATCGCGCTCGAATTTGTACGGCTCGGCTTCAGGGGTTTCAATGCTTGACTTTTTCCAAGTCTTGCGGATTAAGTGAGCGCAGTAGGCCACCGCAATGGTAGCAGGCGCTAAAATGATTGGGTAAATAATATCTAAACTCATAAATGTGGTGCTATGTGGTTGCAAATATAAAGGCCTTTTCCACAAAACCAAACAAATTTAAAAAAAAAATGCCCCGAGCCGAAACCCGAGGCAGTTAGCACCACACTAACGGCGCAAATATACTCAAAGTTCTGCGAGTTTATCCTGCAATTTCCTCAACGTTTCTAAGCTCTTCGGCTCCTTTCTTGACCAGTGAGTTAAGACGCACCGATTCACGCCTGCAAGTGCGCAAAGTTTTGTTAGGGTTACGCCCTTTTGGATTGCCTTAATTTTTAAATCAGTTACTATATTTTTCTCCATTTGCTACAAATTTACAAAAAAAGCGATAAATTTGCAAATGTTATGCAGTACCACACAGACATTAGCCGCGTCTCAAAGAGCGGCCTCGACTTAATTAATCGCGCTCCAGCACTTTATTACGAGCGCTATCTAAACCCCAACGCTGCCCCGCAGAAAGAAACCCCCGCGCTGATCATTGGCTCCGCTGCTCATTGCGCAGTATTTGAGCCCGCTGAGTTTGGCAAACGCTATGCCGTTGCACCTCATTGCGACAGGCGCACAAAGGAAGGCAAAGAAATTTGGGCCAATTTTTTGGAACACTCGCAGGGCCTTATCCCACTGGATGCCGAAAGCGCTACAATGGTTGAGCGCATAATGGAAAGCGTGCGAGGTCATCGGACGGCGCAGTATCTTTTAAAAGACGGCATCGCGGAGGCGCCTATCTTTTGGAATGATGAAGAAACCGATATTGATTGCAAGGCTCGCCCCGATTGGCTTACTCCTGACAATGTTATAATTGACCTCAAAACAACAGAAGACGCAAGCCCGCGCGGCTTCGCTCATAGCGTTAAAAAGTACCGATACGACGTGCAGGCAGCATTTTACTCCGACGGGCTCGAGGAAGCCACGGGAAAGCCCTGTAATGGTTTCTTTTTTGTTGCTGTTGAAAAGCACCCGCCCTATTTAGTTGGCTGGTATTTCATCGGTAATGAGGATTTAAAGGAAGCGCGCCAGAAATACAAAAAAAATCTAATGACCTACGGCTTTTGTAAGAAAAGCGGAATCTGGCACGGATATAGTGAAATAGTAACAAAGGTAATTTTATGAGCAACGAAATAACAGAAACAAACCCCGCGCCACTCAGCAGCTTCGAGTTGGCCCAACGCCAAGCAAAAGCCCTAAGCGCTTCAGACTTGGTGCCACAACAATACAAAGGCAATGTTGCCAATACTTTGGTGGCCTTGGAAATTGCAAACCGCATCGGCGCCTCTCCTCTTATGGTAATGCAAAACCTGCACATCATTCACGGCCGCCCGAGTTGGAGCAGTACATTCGTGATCGCTGCAATTAACGGATGCGGAAAGTTTACCGCCCTGCGCTTTGTTGGTGATCTTGAGAAAGGCATTAAGGCAGTGGCCACCGAAAAGGCAACAGGCGAGACCGTAGAAGGCCCCGCCGTTACGATGGCAATGGCAAACGCCGAAGGCTGGGTAAGCAAAGCGGGCAGCAAATGGAAAACAATGCCTGAGCTAATGATGCGCTACAGGGCCGCCGCTTTCTTTGGCCGTCTGTACGCCCCCGAAATTACAATGGGGATGCACAGCGTCGAGGAGGTTGTAGACATTCAACACGAAGAGCCCGCAGGGGTTGCAGCGATTAACGCTAAACTAATTAACCCAACGCCTGAATAAGGTCTTTAGATTCGAGCAAAGTATAAGTAAAGCGGTTGCCGTGAATGGTGGCCGCTTTTTTTGCTAATGCCATAAACTCGTTGAAATCTGCAACGCGTTTGAACACTTGGCAGCCGTGGCTCCAGTCATCGACGCGGGCACTGTCAACTCCAGCCTTGTGAATATTGATACCAAACACGCCTGTTTCAGTTTTATCCATTTGATAAATCCCGTCTTTGGTGTAATCGCGGTATACAGTTACAGGGCCGCATTGTTTTAGTGCCTCATATTTGCCTTGGTGCAATCCAATGGCGTGAGATCCGCGATATTGATTTGCAACCAAGCGAGCAGTGCCGCCGCCGTTGTCAGTTGTTGCAGCCCATTCTTTTACAACCCAACTATTTTGTATTTTGTAAGCAACCACAAGCTTATCATCAAAGGCGTTTGTTACCTTGTTGCCAGTGGAACTATTACGGATCCCGATGATGTTCAGATTGTACTCGCCCTCCTCAAAGAAGGCATATTTTTTGGCGGCCATAGTAGCGCGCAATACTGCTATATTCATAAGATCAAAGTTAATAAAAAGACGGCTGCAATGGTGTATGTAACTCGGCGAAGGCGGTGATATTTCTGATCACGCTTTTGCAACTCATTCAATAACTTCGCCTGTATCTTATCCTGCTGCGCAATCACCTCCGCATCCACCTTCCGATATTCCACACAAAGCGCCAGATTCTCGCGGGCCTCTGCGCCCTTCAGCAGATAGTAATTATTTGCCGAGAGTGTCGAGCTGTCTGTGCATTGCGATAAGGCGCAATGTGGTGCTGCAAGAAGTATCACCATTAAGAGCAATATAGAGCGTATCATATTTTTGATTTATTACAATTTGTGTATCGTGCAGGGCTTTGTATTTTAAGCGGATTTGGTAGAGGGTATCTAAGTCTTTTTCAACGATCCTAATAGCAGGGCCGTGCACTACCCGCTCGCGTTTTGGTACCGCAAATTCCACGTAAGCCATCCCGCCAAAAACGAGCAGGGCCAACAGCAGGATGGTGAGGTTACTCTTGCTCACCCTTTTTGCCGCTAAATTTATCAATTGAAGTAAAGCCGAGGGTTAAAATTGTAACCCACTCAACGGCGGCCACCAATTCCGCACTGGGTGCAATTTCCTGCGGGCTCATTGAGTTGTGTGCCATCGTGCCAAACAGAACAAATGCGCCGATGATCCCTACAAAGCGCTTGCTTGAAAGTTGGCCGTTATCGCCTTTGAATATTTCGAGTATTTTTTTCATCGTCCTTGGCCGCGGTATCTTTTCGCGGGCTTGTTATTTTTTGAATGTACGCCCTTGTTTTTACGCTTGGGCTTTGGTTGCCATTTACCTACGGATGCGCTCGCCTTTGCCATTTTACAACCCGTTTAATCTTAGCATATTGTTTAAACTTACGGTGTCCATTTCAGCCAGAGCGGTATCGACGCCCATAAACATCATAGTAACCGCATACTTTTCCGCTTTAATTTCAAACGCTTCTGCCTTTGTAGTTGCGACTACAACAGCCTCCTTTAGTTCAGCCTTTTCCGCTACCTTTTCCTCAACCAATGCCTCGCTAACTTCGTGAGCTGCGTGAGTCGCTTGCCCAACTGCCTGCGTTTGCTGCTGAATCTTCTTTAAAAGTGCGTCCATCTCATTCGTTGGCTCTGGCTTAACCGCCCACGATGTTGTAAACAAAAATCCGCAAAGGAAAAGAAAAGAAAAAATGATTAACAATCTCATAGTTTCTTCATTGAGTTAATTATCCGTAGTTCAGTAATGGCTGCAGACAAAGCACTGTCAGCAGTTTTTAACATCTTGTACGCTTGCTTTTGCTCTGCTCTAAGTACTGCCATCTCTTTGCGACATTCATCAATCTGCGTTTGATTGTTCGCCCGCAAGTCCATATACAAATAAGAAACAGCCAAAAGCATACAAAAAGCAACGGCAGCAACTGGATTCTTACGAAATTCAGAAAAGGAAATGGGTAGACCATTGGGGACTTTTTTAGGCGTTGACATCGGGAGTTATGCAATAAGGTGAATCGGGATAAAATTGACAGAATCTTTGTGTGTACATTTCCTCACACCCACTGAAAGTATGAACGCCTATTGGATTTGGGAACACCTCTTTTGTGCTGAATGATTCCAAAGGCTCGCCATTCCAAAGGATGTCAACGGCATAGAGTGGGGATAGGTCGGTGCAGTTACCTTCGTTGTCTGTTGCTAAACAGATTTGCCCGATTTCGTGTACTGCACAATTTTGGTAAGTTATCGAACCTTCAACCGTGTTTGATATTTGGGCTTGGTATGTTAGCCATTCGGCTAATGATTGGAATTCGTATTTTGCGAAGGTCATAAGGTGGTAAGGGTTGTGCAATCGGTATCCGATAGCGGTGAAGGATAGATTGCCATTGCTTGAATGAATACGGGTATACCCGCACCACTCCCTAATAAATTTTCCATTATGGTTGTTGTGAACGATGTCGCAGAAACAACCTTTGTCCCGTTAACAAATACATCCGCACTTGTTCCATCCCATTTAATAGCAATTTTTACAGTGTCCGTAGTTGTAGTAAATATTTGTGTGCCTACTGCTGATATATATTTGAATATTGACAATCTCACACTGGCACTCACACTGGCATTCCTTATGGTTAATTGATTGCCAGTATTAATAGAAGCGGTGTCTCCTATAAATATACCATTGTTAGAATCCCTCGTATACGCCACATTCCCCCTCAACTCCACAAACCAAGTACCCCCACTACTCGTAATCAAACCATTGGTGTAGATGTTATTTCGTGAGAATGAATCCGCAACCCTTGTCGCTGATGCGGTGGTTGTTGGTATGTAGGTTGTGGGGTATGCGCCTAGTTCGAGTTGTGCGCCCCATATAAAGAAAGTACCCGTTGATGTTGTATCTCTTACGGGATAAACACCTATTGATGTGCAACCCGTTGGAGTTGTAAATGTTACCGTGATGCGTGACCAAGTTGTACTATTCGTTTGAGAATAATAGGATGTAACAGCAACTATATCAGAACCACCACTAAAATTAAAAACGCTATATCTTAAATCGGTTGCAGTTCCACGCAATGCGTAAAAACTAAATGTGTATGTTGTATTTGCAGTAACGGTTATATTTTGCCGTAAATTATTTCCCGATGTTGTTTGAATTGTTATGGTATCCGCATTGGTTGTTCCATCGGGTGATATGGTAGTGTTTGCAGTTGCCGTCGTATTACCTTTTAACCAACTCGCATTATCAAACTGCTCACTATACAACGCCAAATTCGTCCTCTGAGGCTCTAACAACAACGCAGGACAACTGCCGTACATATAACTTAATCTCGGTACACCCGAACCCATTGATTCCAACAAGCCCGAACTATTTGTGCGTAGTGCCGTGGATGCCCTTGTCCAAGTTAAATCACCGTTTCCGTTTGTTGGAATCTGTGCGTATGCTTTGCCCGACTTGTAGCCCGAAGGAATGAGCAACAACGATGCAGTCAATAGCAACCCACTCACCGCATCAACACAAGCACCCGCTTCAGTTACTCCACCATCGGCAATAACTCGGCTTTGGTAAGCGTTAAAAATCCCTTGGGCATAATTGGAACGATTGATTCCAATGCCCAATCCAATGCCCATTCTGCGCATTAGTATGCGATTACAGAACCAGAGGAAGTAACGAAACCTGTGATTTTGTTACCCTTACCAGCGGGCAAATAAACGCCTTGCTTGAAAGTGATGCCCGACATACCGCGTGCAGTTAGCACGTTAGTTGCTGTGCCATTCTCTTGGGTAACTGTAAACGAGGTAAACACTGTATCTTCTTGCGGAACCAAAGCGTCATAACTTACGCCTGTAACTGTTGCCGCTCCGTGTCTTACAAATCCGTCGTAACCTGCTACGATGTCGATTGATGCTTCTGCCATAATGAATGCAATTTACAAAAGCCCCACCGCCAACTCGTTAACAAATTAAACGCTGCTAATAATATACCACTGGGCGCCGTCGCTTATAATGGTCTTGCTGCCGTATAGCGAATTGATCGTAGTTGAACTAGAGCCGTTTATATTATAAGAGCCGCCGCTTATAGTTACCACGTGATTGGTTGCTGTCTTTATGAAATAGTATTTCTTGCCCTTGCTCTCCGTGGCGTTTGGCAGGTTCACTACAACATTGCCATCCGTAGTATTGCAAATAATAAGCTCGTAGCCGTTTGTAATTGTGTGCGTGCCTGCTGTGTAAACTACAGAAGCGTTGTGCTCTTGCACATGCCACCTCACAACCTCTGAACTATCAACATATTCCAGCATCACCTCCCAACGTGTATTAATAGTTGGCTGAGTTGTTGGTGCGCCTTCTGCGTCATTAATCAAAAACTCCAAAACCTGCTCAGGCACAAAACTGATTGAGCCGTTAATATCGGCCACCGCTTCCAGTGCGTAATTTACTTTGTCATCATTCTTGCCGGGATCTATTTTGTAACCTTCGCCCGTCGATGTAAGCCCTGAATAAGTTGGGGCCAAATACAGCCACTCGCCATCCCATGACTCAGACTTGGCTTTGAAGCTGCAACCATTCAACACCCAGGCGCCGCCGTCAAAATACAAAGTTTTGATCGCAGTAAGTGTGCCACTGTCCACCCAACTACCACGCACCACTTGCAAAAAATCTTTGTAGCAACCACCTACAGCCGTGCCTATCATTTCAGTAAGCGTGCCATGGGTTACGGAATCCCAACCGCCAAACCAATCATCAGCCACGACATTCGTAGTGCCGTTAAAAGCCAGTATATTGCCAATCGCATATTTTGAATCGCTCGAGTAATGGGCAATCTCCAAATCAATCTCGGTACTGTTAACAGCCGAGGTTGTGCTTGGGCTAAATACTTCCTCAATATCAAAAACAAAATCGGGGTTATTATACGATGAACTATCTGCAAACGCAACTTGCACAGATGCCCAGTAGGGTTTAATAGCAGCAGCTGCAACTTGCCATCCTTTGCTTTTTGAATAAGTTTTTACAACCGAATAAACATATAAAATGTTTACATAAATACGGTCGTAATTAGCGGGCGCCGTAGTGCATTGCCTTTCAATAGAAAAAGTATTCCACGTAGTGCGTTGCCCGCGTGTGTCCAACTCTTCATTATACATTTGGTTTGTACTCGCCCAATATCCATCTGGCTGTAAATACAAATTTGTAGTGCCATCGCTTACCCAAATTGAAAAAGAAACAATCGTTTTATTTTCTACTTTTCCCGCAGGGTATCCTCTGCCAAACTTAGTTACTATCTTCACCCTAATCGGCGCATCGTCTGGCGTTGTGCCCGTAGGTATGTCTGTAAAATCGGCAGTATATGCAGTGTCGGAAATGTTCGCATATGTTCGGTAAGCGCTACCTACAAGCCTGCGCTGCGTATCCAACCTGATCAACTTTGCAGCGGGTTGGTAGTAAAGCGATGGCTTGGCCTCCCATTGCGGTCGTGGGCTTGCCAATGTCTGCCTGTGGGTATAGGTTCCGGTGCCCTGGTAGCCGAGTGTATAGGAGTAACGGCGATAGGCAAGCGTGGTATTAAAGTAACCGTTTACTGGCACCATCCAATAGCCTGCCATCTCATGTATAAACCTAACTTGCAAGGCTGCGCAAATCTGCTCCATTGCCTCGGTGCAGGTGAGCATGTTGCTGTCGGCATAATATCCAGCGTCCACATCAATCGCCCGCACATCCTTCATGGGGTCAAAGTTTTTGACAAACGCGTTAAGGTTGAAGCTGAGCAAGTGAATCCCTTTTAATGCGGCCGCACTAGCATACATTAAAGAAGCGTCATAAAAGTAATTTGAATTAATACCTAGCACTACCCAGTACTCGCTTAGTTCAATTTGTTCCAAGCACTTGCGGAAAAGATAGGAGCCTGTAATTATGCCGTCCGTAAACCAGAGATCACTAACACGAAATCCTTTTAACAATTCCAAGCCATCGACCGCCGCAAGTTTAATTCGTGGCTTTGCTTGGATGGCCTCGCGCAGGCGAGTCATCTGATCGGCAATAACTCTACCAATCCAAATAGGCGCATCCTCACGATAGACAATCATGGCCCAATTGTTTTCTGTCTCTGTGCTTATAGAAATAAAGTCAGCCAGTACAGTATTGTTTGGCATCACCCACTCGGTTGAGCATCGTGATGGCCTTAAAAATTCTTCATAGGTTGCAGTGCCTTCGCCTTCGCGATCAATTACAAAGCCCTCGCCCGCAAGTTTTAACTCGGTGCCTGATGTGGTGCTACCGCTTGGCGCATCCCATAACTCAACCCTGTAATCAATATCCTGTATACTCTTAAATGAGCCGTAGTAAATGCGTGCCATTATCCCCTATTTCTGTCTTTGTTATATCGTTCCAAAACAATTGCCAAATCGCGTCCCTGTATTGTGGTACTTGCAACGTAGCCGCTTTGCTCGTTTGTGTTTAGCATCCCCTTCAATTTATCCAATGGCGCAATCACTTCAGGGTTACTACTTGCCCCTGGATATTCTCCCACCAATCCCAAAGTCGGCCCGCTCACAATTCCACCCTCGGCAAAGGCTGTCATCTCTGGGCCTTTGTTTAGCATGTTAGTGATCACCGCAGAACCCGCAACCAATGCAACACCCGCAGCAGCGGCGAGCACAGGGTTGGAAATCAATAACTCCTTAAATGCCTTAGACGCTGTGGCCGTTGCAATCAATGCTTGCCCAAATGATTTCATGAAACCTGCAACCGCCTTTAACAACTTTTGCCCAAAGGTTTCAAAGCTTCCAATTTGCCCCGTCATAATATCACCCAACAATACCCCGAAATCTTCGAGGCCCTGGGCGGTCAAACTATTAAATGCCTGGTTGACGCCCTCCATCGATTTCGCAAAACTTGCCTCATACTCTTCCTGCTTTGCAATTTGGTTTTGCATCGCATAATCAATCTGCGTGAATGTATGCTCAAGTTTTTGCGGTGCCTTAATATCGATAGGCGCGGGATCAATTGTTTTGATTCCTTGGCGCGGTCCACTGGCAACGTTTTCTACTTGGGTTGCTTTTAATTCGTTTGCCGTTTTTTCCGCCTCCGCTAATATTGCCTCTTGGTTTGCTTTAAAATTTTTTAAATTGGCTGCACGATGGCGGCCTACCATTTCATTTTTTTCAATTTCTAAAGCAACAACTTTGCCTTGATATTCTTGGTTTATTGAATACTTTAGGTCGCTTTCTAGCTGTGTATATTTAGCGGAAATTTCTTTAATTTTTTTAGCGTTGCCGTCTGCTAAATACATTTCCTCGGCACGTTGTTCGGACAATCTAAATAGCGCCTCTTTTCCGTACTGAATGTATATCCCTTTTTGTTTTTCTAGACTGGCCTTCTTTATATTGTAAATTTCTTGCTCGCTTTTGCCTTCTGCCTTTGCTCGGCTTATTGCCAATTCAAGTGCTCGCTCTTCTTCTTTTATTCTGCGCTGGCCTAAAGTAAGCCCACGCTCTTGCTGTTGCTCTAATGCTGCGAGCCTTTCCTTTGCCTCATCGATTGCCTTAGCGCTTTTCTGAAACAAAGTAATTACTAAACCAATTGCAACAATCACAGCGCCTGCTCCCGTGGCCAACAATGCGGCAGAGTAAGCCCGTGCTGCAAGTGTAGCCTGCCCCATCACAAAAGCCTGCACTTTAGTTGCTGCCGTTTGCACTCCGATCATTACAGCACTCTCGGCTTGCAAAGCGTTTTGTATTGCCTGCGCCCCATTCACCAAAGCCATTGCGGCCTGTAGTTTTACCATTGTTTTTTGCAGGTTTTCATCCTCAACACCTAGCAAAGCAGCCGCGCCTTGCACTGCTCCAAAAGCCCCAGCAACTGCCTGCACTCCACCCAATACCGCATCCAATCGACGCGTATCACTTGCAAAATATGCAACCTCGCCCCTGGCATCGCCTATGCTGTCCTTTATTCTACCCGCTTCTTTTATAAACTGATCCGCTGAAGCCGCAAACTCTGGACCCAATGCCCGCGCTTCCATAGCCAACTGAGTCAACTGCCTAACAGTTCCCATCGTTGGGTTTTTTGTTGCAATCGCTGCTAGCTTCTCCTCAATGCTCTTTGCACTCTTTGCCACATCGGCAGACATTTCACCGCCCGCCTTTTTAATTACTGAAATCGCATCATTAAAGCCCTGTCTGAGTTTTTCAATGTTTGCGCCAATTACTATATTTAACGACCTTGCCATTATCTTTTATAGTTAATTATAAAGTCCTGAGCAACGTGGTAAATTCCCGCAAATCCTGCCTCATCCTCTGCCAATTG